CGATTTGTATTTCTTTCTCTGTACCTCTGCTTTTTTTCATACTTCAAGTATAATGGAAAAAAATGGATTAGTCAATATTTGGTAAAACTTTATTTTAATATCTCTAAATTATTAAGCGATTTTAATGCTTTGTCTATATGGATAGGTGAAAGTAATCATCTAAATTTGACTTCTTAGAGTGTAAAGAATAAACTAAAGCTTTTTTTGGGCCAGAAACCAAGTAATGCATCTCGTTAGGTCCAAACTTATAAACATCACCTTTTTTATATTCACAACCAATGGTTTCATTAATTATAGTACCTTCTAATATTAACCCATATTCATATCTTTCGTCATGCTTATGTGGTATCACATAAGAGTATGGGTCATAGCTAGTAATAAAAACTTTGCATTCACTCATATTCGTTTTAAGAATCATGACTTCAACCCCTTTAGAAATCTCTTTAGGTAATTTTTGCCATGTGTCTGTAACTAAAACAATCTCTATTGGAGTAACGTCAGGGAAGGACATAATTAAACCATCAAACTTATCTTTGATTTTCTTTAGACCATCAACGGCCTTATTGTAATTTTCATTTTTCTTTCCAAAAATGTTATCCATAAAACTGTTCATAAACCTCTTTTAGTAACTATCATCTTTATTTCCCTTAATAAAACTAAAATTTCTTCGTTAACTTTAGTGTTTTTCTCACCTAACTTTTCGTTCTTAACGTCTAACTCATCACTCTTTTCTTCCCATAGGGTTGTAAGTTTGATGACGTCTTTAGCTAACTCGTCTTTATCATTTTCAGCTTTCTTTAATCTATTAGCCAACCAGTATATAGCAGCACCCATAACAACCACCACTGGCGCTTGCTGCACTAACCAATTAATTATGTTTACATCTGCTTGAAATAGTATATGAGTCATTTTAATTTAATGTTTCTTTTAAATAACTAAGCTCAGTCATTTCACTAATAAAAGTCTCTGGATTATAGTCGTACCTTAGTACTTTATCTTTAACTCTTAAAAAAGTATCTTTTTCTTCAATTGAACATTCCTCTTTCAATTTAGTATTTACAACATCTAAACATTCTCTTATTGTTGTTTTGTAAAGGTCTTTCTTTTGAGATTCATCACCGTTAATAATGGTTCTAATAACTTTCTTTTCACTTTCTGAAACAGTAGAGTATTTTTTATTGAACTTCTCAATCATTATTGGAGCCAAGAATTTATTAGTGTAAGGTTCAACCTTAGTGTTCTCAGTCATAATCTTTTTACCTGTGAAATTATTCAGGTACATTCTAGATTCAACAATAGATGATAAATTCTTAGCAGACCTAGGTGTTACGGTTAACCTATAGATGTGCTCATGTAACTCTTTATTGTCATAATCCTCAATTAACATATAACCGTTCTTATTTAAAAACTTAGTTAGTTTATTGTTACATTCATTAACCTTATTAACATCTAATTTACTCAATAGAGATAAACATTCATCAACAAATAGTTTAGAATTTTCCAAGTCTTCATTTACTTTATTCTCTAAACTATCATAAACTTCAAATTGTACTCTTAGTGTTGAATTCTCTTTAAGGGTTTTAGCGTAGGCTTTAAAAACTTTTCTGTTTTTATTATTACCTTCGACGATTCCATCTATTAAAATATCCTTAAAAGTTTCATGTATTTGACCAAAATTTTGCATTGTTCTTTTTTATTATAAATATGGTCAATATGCAATAAAAAACAACTTTACTCATTAATATCTTCAGTCTCGCCCAATTTATCATCAATTTCATTTATCATAGAATCCATTGTTTTGTTAAATTTAACTGATTTATCATAAAATTTAGTTACCTCATTTTTCTTTTTCTTTTCAGCCTTTTTACTCTCATCTAACATGTTAATGAATTTATTAACTGAACTATTTTTAGGGTTACGTTTTAAATTTTCGTTAATTATCTTACCTTTCTTTTTCTTAGACTCATCAGTGGTGTCTTCAGTATCTACATCGGCATTATCCGCACCAGCGTCATCTAAAGGTTCGGTATCACCAAAACCACCGTCTTCAACGTCAGTATCATCTAAGTCTAAACCATTATCGTCAAAGCCACCACCAAAGCCACCGCCGACACTACCAGTGTTACCACCACCACCATCGGGTCCGTCACCTTCCTCATCAACAACACCACCTAGTCTGGCCATTTCCATATCACCATAAACTCTATCAACGTTATCAAACACACCTGTATTCTTAATAACATTACCTGTGTTTTCTAACTCTTGAGCCGCAGCCTTTTCAATTCTTTGTTCAAGTAAATCCTGTTTTATTTCTTCATCACTCCAACCTAATATCTCTCTTTTAGCCCTAGTCATAGACATTGCACCAAAACCATTTCCAGAATCAGCAACTGCATCTTTATATAGATTAACCTTGGCCGCTGTATGTTCAACTTTAAGCATTTCAGCTTGTGTAGATGGGTTATTTAATGTAAGTGTAAAATTATCTAAATCATCAGTAAAACCTAATAAATGTAAGTGAATTATAGCAATTTTATTCAGCTCGTGTAAAAGGGCTTGTTGTATTCTATTGATTGTTCTAGAAAATCTAATATCTAGCAATGCTAAATTCTTACCCTCACCTTGAGCTTCTTCAAAACCTAAGAAGGTTTTAGGTACCCTTAACGCCGTAAATAACTTTCTTTGTAGGTATTCAATATCAGCAATCTGGTCTAAGTTCTGAGCACCAGGTAAGGTATCAATAGGGGTTTGAGCATTTTCATCCCTAACTGGTATAAAAATATCTTGGTCAATACCTAATTGATTATACCTGACATCCATTTGACCTGTTTGAGGGTCAATAAGTGGGGTACGCTTAAATCTATTAGCAATATCATCAACATAACCACTAACGTCTTCATTATCTATGTTACCAACATAAACTTTATAGACACGTCTTTCTGGTGCCCTAGTTACCCTATAAACTAACATAGCATCCTCAGCCAGTATCAATTGTTTCCATATACGCCTAGCTTTCTCTAAAAATGAAGTACCATAAGGTAATTTCCTATCATCACCTAATAGTCTAAAGTGACCTATTTGCCATGATTGAAATGTCATCTCATTTCTCTTCCAATAAAATTGTGTTTTATTTCTAGCCTCATCTTGATTTACATCAGATAGTTGCGATGGGGATATAACACCTCTAATGTCATTCTCTCTTCTTTCGATTTCAAAGTTAGGTAGCTGTCTAACACCAACAACACCAGCTTTACTATTAATGTTTAGGTGTACAAAGTTGTCGCCATACTTACATAAATTCCTAGACCACATAGGTAGTGAAGTGTGTATGTCTAATCTATTAATGAATAAATCCTGCAATATTCTTTTAACCCTCTTACTACCAGAGTATATGTTTATTACATCACCCTTATCATTAGGGGTTGTAGACTCTTCCATGAATATATCCAATGTGGCAGAAATCTCTGGATAGAATTCCATCGTTTCAAAATCCGAATATGACCCAACTCTAGTTGTTTCATAGTGTATTGCTTGTTGATAAAGCTCACCATCTACTTTAGACCACTGACCTTGTAAGTACTTATCTTGTTGAGCTTGCAACTTAGTAGTCTCGTATTCCTCTTTTGATTTAGTTTTTAGTAATTCAGTACCATTACCCAATGAATATCTATTGGTTTTTTTAACCTCTGGATTTATCCCCTCTTTACCGAAGACATTGCTTAATTTTTGAAATACTGTTGGTTTTTCTGCCATTTTAATTTATTTTATTAATGATACTATATATTGTAAATATGTCAAGTTATTGACTTGTTTATCTTGAACCACTAAATAACCACATATACTTACCCTTAGGGTCTTGCATATTCTTAGCTACAGTGTGACTAAAGTTAGGTTGTTTCGTGGTTAATTTCTTCTTTCTATCTTTTTTTGATGTAAAACCATTACGTCTATATTCCTCATTACTAACTTCACCCTTATTAACCATCCAACCAGATAACATAGCCTTACTTTTCTCTTTAGATTCGTTTAATTTTTTAAATGAGTATTCAGCAACCCATAAAGCATAAGCTAGAGCCATAAGTAAATCATCATGATACCCATCCATGTGGTCGGCCCTACCGTTTTTAAATACAAACGTTCTCATCTCTGAGGTTAGTCTTCTAGACCTAACTTTTACGCCATTCATCCTGACCATCATTTCTAGATGACTTACAATAGGCGCTCTGAGACCAGCGCCTACATTAAAACCTGGGAATTTACCTTCATCAGAATAATTCTTTGGGGTTCTACTCTTCTTTTCTAGAGGTTTGCTTGAACTGTCGGCGTAGTATAAATTAGGTGTACCCAAATCTAATAAACGGTTAATAGTACCAACACCCCAACCACCAGTAATATCTACAACCACCAATGCATCATATATTCTACCATATTCATTAACCAAATTACCTAATAAGTCTGGTCTCAATTTACCTTTATATTCCATAACTTGAGTCATGGTATTAAAATCTATAATGACTATAGTTGAAGAATCTTCTCCATCACCTCTAGCAACATCAGCAGATAAAATATATTGACGTCCCTCTTTAGGTTCCTCCCATATCCAAATTTCTTTTTCATCACCAGAAATAAATTCAGGTTCAATAACATTCTCCTTTTCTTGCATTGTGATGTATTTATCGTCAATAACAGCACCACCAGAACCAATAAAAGATACATCAAGCTCTTGAGCAATCATCTTTTTATCGTTGTTCATACCACGACACATTTCACGATACCAACTAGATTCAGGTTTATAACCTTTCTGTAACATTTTGTCGTAGTGTTCGTGGATAGCTCTAACACTTTCCTCAGAATCACCCTCTTTCGTAAACTTAACCTCTTCTATAATATCATCATCATCATCTTCATTAATCCAACGCAGGTCTTTGTTATATCTAGGGTCTTGATACCACTTCATTTCAATAACATGAAAATCGTTATCACCACTCATAGCCTGTTCATAGGTTTTGTAGTATAACGAATCCATACCGTTAGGTGTAGAAACCAAAGAAGCTCTACCACCAGTACCTAAAGCCGTCAAAGCTGTACCAAAAACAATAGCACCGTTTTCGATAAACGCCGCCTCATCCATAATTAACCAAGTAGGTGTAAAACCCCTTAATGCGTTTTTAGATGTAGCAACAGCCCTAATTCTACTACCATTAGGTAATTTAAGTTCTTTTTTAGACTCAGTTGAATAAATCTTTTTATTTTCTTTTTCTTCAGTACCATAATACTCAGACCCCCATGCCCATCTAGGGAATTGATTAACAAAATCTTTAATCTTATCAAGGAATTCAAAGGCCATATCTTGCTTATTTGCAAGAATTAGAATAGCCTCTGGGTTATTAGGGTCAGCGAATATAGCTTTTACTGCGGCATAAGCAGCTGTTGTTGTAGATACACCAGCCTGTCTAGGTTTAGTAACCATAGTGAACCTGTGATTTTTATAGGCTTTTATAATATCTCTTTGTTTAGGGAATAGTTTGAACGGAACAAACCCTTCTTTTGTTTTATCAAAGGTTTTTAAATATTCGGTAATTGCATAACATGGGTCGACTAAACACTTAGTATACTCATTTAAAATTTCATTTCCAGTTAACATCTATCTTTCTATATAAATATGCTAAACTTATCTAAAATAAAAAGAGCGCTTATTAGCGCCCTTTATTCTTAATTTTATAGAATTTTAGTTATTAAACCAAGTTCCACTATCTAAATTATCTAAATCCTCTGGACCTAAAAATTCATCATCACTTATTCTATCTACCACATTGTCGAACTCGTCATCTCTTAATTCGTCTTTAACATCATTCAACATATCATTGACAATAGCCTTACCCTTTCTTGAACCCATAAGGATTTCTCTGAAACAATCATTAAACTTCTCAGGTGGTAATGAGACCAAATCAACAAACACGTGATGCTTTAATTTATAGTCGTCACTAGGTAACGCATCCAAGAATTTTTCCCATAAAGGTGGACCTAATCTCATATCCCAAGTCTCAGCAGACATAAAGTCGGCTTTATCGATAACAAACTGGGCTATCTTAGGGTCTTTAGGTAGGCTGTGATAAGCTAACACTTCCATTAGACCCTTGACCATCTCATGTATCAATACAGGTAAGCAAATGGCTTGAGCTTTTATCTTTGGTACATCATTTTCAGTCTTAGGGAATTCAACATTAACTAAACCACCTATCATTCTAGGTTTAGTATCATCTTGAACCATATACATGTAATCTGCACTAGACATTAATTTAGAATATAAACTAGGTAGTACAGGTTCCATATCTTGTAGGTCCTCGTCAATAAGATTAAACATATGATTAACCTTCTTGGCTGAACCTTGTATTAAAGCATTAACCATTCTACGTTTGTAAACTTCTTTATTAGCTTGGACTAACTCATCATGGCTATCAAATTCAATGTCAGTTGATGGGTTCATCTTAATCTTAGTTTTATCGAGATTTAAAGTGAAATCTGTTGTTAAATCAGCTTCAATAACTAAATCACCTTCATCAACGTCAAAGTCTTCCATAATCATCTCCTTAGCTTTTTGAATTAACTCATCTTTGTGAGACTCTTCTAAATCGATTATTTTCAACATCAAATCTCTTTGACCTTTAGTAACCTCATTGACATTAATTTCATCTACGCCATGGTGTCTTTTAAACCTTTTTAAAACATCAGAAAATCTCTTAGACATCATCTTTTCTTCAAAATGCATTTCATCATCTTCTGGAAAAGCTGGGTGATTACCCAAAGAATGTTTACGCTCCCTAAGTTGCTTAGCTAGAGTAGGGTCCATTCTTTCATTATGATTATCATCATATTTTATACGACTCTCATTTAACTTACTTTCACCGTCAGCTTTTTTTAAAGACCTGATAGCTAAAAGTTTTATCCTTTTATTATCCATTATTTTTTGTTTTTAAAGTAGTTTATTAATTCACTCTTTTTTATTCTAGGGTTAACAGATTCAGAAATATTTTCATTTATATTAACCTTAGGTGATGTGCTTTGACCTAAACTTTCTAAGAACTTATTAAAAGCTTCATTTTTAACGCCGTACTCAATGGCCCTATCATCAGCATCTGAATATAATGAATCCACTTCATTATCTTCGTTTTCTTCACCCTTACTTTCGTTTTGAGTTACCTTAACAGTGTCACCGTCTTCAACAGCTCTTTCTAATTCTGGGCTAATATCTTCTAAGCTATCTTTAGTAACTGAGTATGTAACACCCTCTTCTTCAATTTTTTTTCTTAATTTATTCATCGTCGTCTGTATTTTCTAATTCCATTTCGACATCTTTCTCGTAAAGCTTGTCTACTACGTCTTTTATTGGCATCCCAAATGGGAATATTACTCTATCTTCTGGGTACTCGTCTAGGCCGTCAATATTTTGCCAACCTAAAGGTATTATACCATCCATAGAGTCGTACATTGAGAATAGTTCGTTGTCTTGTGCTACATGTAACTCAAAATCAACGGCTATTTTACCTACTTTCAATATCATATCATCAAATGGTGGTTTTGGATTACCGTTTGCTGGGTAAGAATCCCATTCCTCACCGTCCACTGATTCTATATCGTCACTAAATATAAATTCATAGAAAAACATGTCCCTATAACTGGCACCTATTTTATGTATGTATATTAGATATAACTCTTCCATTAAAATTCTTTAATCTCTGGTTTATTACCGTTAGTAAAACTAGGGTTACTGTGGTTATCTGGTTCACCATATTTAGAAACGTTAATCATATATTGTTTACCGTTATCTAAAATATCTGTTGTGTACAAGTAAACATAAGGTTCATCTTCTTCTGATGGTTTACTAACAACTTGACCGCTATTCGTAAAGTTAACGCCGTTAAATCTTTTACCTTTAATATCAAAGGTTAAAGTAACACTATTACCATCACTACTAAAATTACTAGAATCTATGAATTTAACACTAGTTGCATCAGCCTTTGGTTGAGGGTCTGGTAACTGTTCAGGGATTATTCTCCAAGGTTTAGACCTTCTGTTAGGCTTAGTCTTAGGTTCGGTTTTAGGCTTAGTTTGAGGTTCAGGTTGAGTTGTCATCATCTCAAACTCATCTATAAAATTTTCTTTTAACATATTTTTAATTTTATCTTTAAAAACATCGGTTCCTTCCTTAGACTCATTAGTTGAGTACTTATTTTCTTCCATACCACCGTTACCAACACCTAAAGTAGAATCGGCAAAAACAGTTTTCTTGTTATCACCTTCTTCCATATCTATATCGTCTAAATCTAACCCACCTTCACTATCGACATCATCATCTTCTACTTCAGGTTCATTATCATCATCAGACTCATCATCAATTGTATCAGTAGACGATGATTTTACTTTTTGAATGATATCAGATTGGTCCTCACTATCCATTTCACCTGAATTAGTAGCCGATAAAACAGAGTTTATTGCAAACTTCTCTAAATCATAATCAGGTTCAGCTAGGTCATCCGTATAACTTCTAAGGCTTTGACCTAATTTACCAGATAACTGTTGTATGTATTTTTCAGGGTTTTCATCTTCGTCAGCTTCAACACCCGCATCAAAAGGTTCTTCATCAAAAGGTTTATCAGAAGGTTCTTCTGCGCTAGGTTCTAGCATCTCTTCAGAAGAGCTATCGTCAGGAATAGAAGAACCCATCTCATTAGCTTCTGGCTCAGGAGATGGGTCATCAAGTTTTAACTTATATTTAGTTTCAGCTATGCTTTTTTTTTTGAATTACCTTCACCTTTAATAATGTTATTAATAGCTGTAGTAATCTTAAGGCCATTTGTAGACTCACCTATCATTTCAAGAATGATAGCGTCAATAGCTTTTTCACTTTCACTTAATTCAACATTTTCCTCTGCGTCAGAATCAGAGTATTTTTTTTCTTTATCAGAATCCCACTTTTTATCAAGCGTATCAAATAAATCTTTTTTCTCTTTATCAGAAAGCTTACCAAAGTCTTCTGGTTCGTGACCCATTTTCTTTAGCTCAGCGTTGAATAGTTTTTTATACTCATCATCTTTTTCAGCTTTTTCATTGATGCTGTCACCATATTCTTTAACGGTGTCATTATCAGAAGCAATTTCTTCATCATGACCTTCATTACCACCCATAGTCTTAACAGTACCAAGTGGCGTGTCAGGTTGACTAGGTTTAGGGCTTTCCGAATAACAATCAGAGTTTTCGTTTAGTAAGCTGTCATTTTTTAATACGTTGATAGAATCTTTTTTACCTAAAGCTTCGTTAAGACTGATAAACTTAAGGTTTAATTGTTTAGTCGCTTGAGAGTAACTATCATAAGCCTTATCAGTTTTATTCTTTAGACCACCGATGTAATTAAAATCCTCGGCGATTAAGTTTTCAGATTTATCAGTTACTTTAATAAAATATTTATGGTTCTCTCTAACAATACCATAAATTTTACCATCAGGACCTTTCTTAGTTAATTCAACGACAGAAGTTTTAGTGTCTTCATTAATAGATGCCATTCCCATTAACCCTCTCATTCTTTTTATTTGGTCATTACCTTTTAAACTAGTTGGTCTAATATTATTTTTCATTATTTGTTTTGTTTTTTATCCGTTTATTACTTTAGGTGGTATCATTTTCTTATAACCTATTACAAAAGTATTAGCCGTTGAACTTATTGTTTTGACTAATATATCTAAAGTTACACCTGCAATCAATCCGACTTCTGTGCCATTAATAGTAGGCGTAGCAGCGCTAGATGCGTACACTTTAATATAAACATACTCATCAAAATTAGCATCAGCCGCAGGGTGAATTACTTGCTCAAGATTTCTCATTATTATACCTTTTACTATATAAATATATGAAAATATATTAAAATCAATATTTTGAGCAAGTAATGTAACCTTAGACCCTTATAATTGTATTAATTGGATAAAGGAGCTTTAATTGCAGAATGACTTTCGTAACCATTTAGAGTAAAATCTCCAAACCCTAAATTGTCAATATCAAATGAGTCGTTTATTGTGACACTAGGTAAATCGAAAGGGATTCTTGTTACCAACTCATTTGCTTGAGTAATGTGGTTACTATATAAATGGACATCACCTAAGCTACCAATCAACTCTTCAGGTACCATATTAACTTCCTTACTTAATAGAAGTAATAATAATGCATAAGAAGCAATATTAAAGGGTAAGCCCAAAAATGTATCAACTGAACGTTGATTCCATTTTAATGAAATTGCTCTAGTAGGAACGTTATTCTCGTCACAAAACCTAATCAAGTCCTCAACTGGCGCAAGATTAATGTCTGCTACATTATTACCAAGGTACCCTATCCTCTCTTTATCACTTAATTCTCTAGTATACGCTTGAAAACCATAATGACATGGCGGTAATGTCATATCACCAATATCACTTACATTCCAAGCGTTAACCATAAGCCTCCTAGAGTCTGGGTTTGTTTTAAGATTATGTATTAAATCTTTTATTTGGTCAATGTTTTCATCACCCCACTTTCTCCACTGGCCACCATATATGGGTCCTAGCTCTCCATATTTCTTAGCGAAATCATTGTCCGTTTTTATTTTATTAAGAAACTCTTTCTGAGTTAATAAAAAGGACGGTGCTTTACCGTCACCTTTTAAAAAACAGTCAATTTCCCTTAGTTCAGATTTTTCAGTATAGGTGTCTTTAATGCCTCTAACCCATCCTTTGTAGGCATCGCCGTTCCAAATATTACAACCGTTATCAACTAAATACCTTATGTTAGTATCACCCTTTAGGAACCATATTAACTCTGTTACTAAAATCCTAAATGGCATTTTCTTGGTTGTCAACAGAGGGAAACCGTCAGCCATATTATGCCTTATCTCTCGACCAAAAACAGACTTAGTTCCAGTTCCAGTTCTATCACCTTTTTCTCTACCGTTAACGAAAATGTCATTAATTAAGTCTATGTATTCGTAATCTATTCTATTGTTCATATTTCTATTTTAATGTAACTGGTATGTTATACTTCTCAACATAATGGTCTATCTCAGCAAAAGTATTGAAATAAAATTCACTAACAACCCCATCATATGGGTCGTGCTGAGTTAAATAATGTAAAGATTCTTCTTCTAAATATTGATATAACCATTCCGTATCTATCATGAATTTATTTTTTCTTTATACTTTTCAATAAATTTAACAACCTTATCAAGTTTAGCGTCTGAGAATTCTTCATCATTATCATCCCAATCTTGAATCATACCTTTCATTGCAGATATCACAACACCTTGATATTCTTTCTTTTCTTCGTTATCAACCTTGTTAATTTCTTCAATCATCAATGATACATCAACCTTACCAAGATTTTCAAATTTATAATTAGGTTTTATTTTTGAATTCAGAACCTTACCTTGACTGTCAGCCAATTCAAAACGCATATAATCAGTAGGTGATACATCTATGTATTTATACTGACCACCGTTTTTAAATGTAATGGTTAAATCCTTGTTAGTCTGGTCGTATTCAGAGACCAGCAAATTAGATGACTTGTAATGACTTCTTACAATATCACCATCCACTTTCTTTTTTATTAACATATTATTTCTATTTTAAATCAAATATACTATAAAATGAAAGAGAAAACAACTTGTTTTTTGGAATAATTTATGTATCTTTGCCTTGAACAAATAACATATATAGATGAAATTCAATAAAACGTTAAGTGAAATTATGAGAGGTGCTATGAGTAGTGCTAAAGATTATGAAGACAATAAAATAAGACCAGAGCACATAACCTTATCGATTATTTTACATGCCGACAATGCTGTTTATCAAATATTGATGAATGCGAATTTCAATATTGAAAGTTTATTTGACCAAGTTGATTCACTCTTAACTAATAGTGTTATAAATACAAATAAAGCTTATAGTTCTTCACCAGAGATATTACCTAGTGAGTCTACTAAGTTTTTAATCAATCAAATGAAGAAAGAGTGTGATAATATGAATGAGAATCTTATCTCAGAAAAGCATTTGATGTTAGCGCTACTTAAAACGAAGTGTGATGCACAAAAATCGTTCAATAAACTTAAAATGAATTATAAAACTTTTAAACAATTACTAATGGAACCCGAAAACAACATAAATGAACCAACCGATAGTGAGTTTGAGAACATTCCACTTAATAACCCTAAAAAAAGAAAATCCAAAAACTATTCTAAAACTGAAGTACTAGATAATTTTTGTAGAGATATATCTAGAGCAGCATCCGAAAACAGAATCGACCCAGTTGTGGGCAGAGGTGATGAGATTAGAAGAGTCACAGCAATATTATCTAGAAGAAAGAAAAATAACCCAGTGCTGATTGGTGAAGCTGGTGTGGGTAAGGCACAACCTCTAACAGCTAAAATACTTACACCTAATGGTTGGACTACTATGGGTGAAATAGAAGTTGGTGATGATGTTTTAACACCTAATGGTGACGTAACTAAGGTAATTGGTACCTATCCACAAGGTGAGAAAGATATTTATCAAATAACATTTAAAGATGGTAGGAGTACTGAAGCATGTGGTGAACATTTATGGCAAGTATATGGAATTCCAAAAGGCGAAAATAGAAACCACACATGGTCAACTATCAATACCCTTGATATAAAGGATAAAATCGAAAACACTAATTATGAACTGAAAATTCCTTTAGTATCAAATCAACTCTTTTCTAAAATTGAAAATAATAAGAATTATATAATTGACCCATATTTAATGGGGTTATTATTGGGTGATGGTCATTTTGGTAAAAGTGAATTATCATTTACAAGTGCTGATATTGAAATCCCTGAGTTAGTAAGTGAAATAATTGGTGAGGATTATCAATTAAACTTAAATAAAGTTAAAAATAAAACAAATTCTTATAGATTAGGTTTAAGTGATTCTAAATATTTAGAGGCTAGAACTAGACATTATAAGAATGATAGGGTACATCCATTATTAAAAGAAACAAATTCATTAAATTTGACTGAAACAAAATCTGAAACCAAATTTATACCAGAAAAATATAAAAATGGTTCTTTTAATCAAAAAATTAGTTTATTACAAGGGTTGTTAGATTCAGATGGTACGGTAACAGAAACAGGTACAATTCAATATTCTAGTGTTAGTCAACAATTAATAAAAGATATTCAAGAATTAATTTGGTCTATAGGTGGTGTAGCAAAAATTAAAGAAAAACAAACTTTTTTCACTTATAAAGATGAACGTAAAAAAGGGCAATTATCTTACGTTTTAACAATTAGGTATAAAACCCCTAGAAATTTATTTAGGTTACAAAGAAAAATAGAGCGACTTCCATTAAATTATCAATATTCAGACACTCTTAAAAATAATATTACCGATATTAATTTTATTGGTGTTAAAGAGGCTAAGTGTATTAAAATTGAAGATGAGAACCACTTATATGTCACGGATAATTATGTTGTGACTCATAACACATCAATAGTAGAAGGTTTGGCCTTATTAATAAACAGTGGTGACGCACCTAAACCATTATTAGGTAAGCGCATATTCTCATTAGATTTAGCTTCTATTGTTGCAGGTACTAAGTACCGTGGTCAATTTGAAGAGAGAATGAAAGCTATTTTAGAAGAACTTAAAGACAACACCGATGTTGTTTTGTTTATTGATGAGTTACACACCATAGTAGGTGCTGGTGGCGCATCAGGAGCGCTAGACGCATCTAATATTTTTAAACCAGCTTTAGCTAGAGGTGAAATTCAAATCATAGGTGCTACAACATTGGATGAATATCGTGAAAATATTGAAACTGACGGTGCTTTAACAAGAAGGTTTCAAGAAGTTCTAGTTAGAGAACCATCTTTAGACGAGACTAAAGATATTCTAACCAACATAAAAGATAATTACGAAAATTATCATAAAGTTAAGTACAGTGATAAGGTCATTGACCTAATTATCAAATTAGCTGACAGGTATGTGTCTGATAGAGCTATGCCAGACAAGGCCATTGATATAATGGATGAAACTGGTGCGTTTACCAACATAGACGTTAAGCTACCTAAAAAAATAAAAACTATAAGGGATAAGATAGTTGATATTCAAGAAGAGATGAAAGCTGTCATCAAACAGCAAGACTTTGAAGATGCCGCTAAGCTTAAAAACGATAGATTAAAGTTAGAGACAGAGCTTGAAAACATGATGTTTGAGTGGGAAAATAATAATGAAGTTAACTTTACGGAGATAACTAGTGAAATGGTAGAAACTGTAATATCAACTATGACAGGTATCCCATTAACCAAATTGACGTCAGTAGAGGCCAACACTCTTAAGAACCTTGAGAAAGACTTGAAAGATATCGTTATCGGTCAAGATAAGGCAGTTAGTAAGATATCTAAATGTATTAGAAGAAGTAGATTAGGTATTAGAAACGCATATAAACCAATGGGTTCTTTTATCTTCTTAGGTCCAACAGGTGTAGGTAAAACACATCTATCTAAAGTAATTGCTGAACAGGTATTCGGTGATAAAGAATCCTTAATAAAGGTAGATATGTCAGAGTACATGGAAAAATTCTCCATGACTAAATTAATTGGAGCACCCCCAGGTTATGTTGGATACGGAGAAGGGGGTAAACTTACTGAAGCAGTTAGACGTAGACCTTATTCTGTAATCTTATTTGATGAAATTGAGAAAGCCCATGAAGACATCTTCAACTTAATGTTACAGCTTCTAGATGAAGGTTATTTAACTGACAGTAATGATAGGAAGGTAGACTTTAAGAATACAATCATTATTATGACTTCTAACATTGGTGTTAGAGAGTTAAGTAATTTTGGTAAGGGCATTGGTTTTGAGACCAAGAACTCTATTATAAACGAGGAAGAACGTGCTAAATCAATAATTCAAAAGGCTTTAAAAGATAAATTTAAACCTGAATTTTTAAATAGGATAGATGAAACAATCATCTTTAATTCACTTAAACAAACAGATATCAATGAAATAATTAAAAACGAAATTGATATTGTTAAAAGTAGGGTAAGCGAGTTAAATTATTACTTGCAAGTGAATAAGAGTGCTATGGATTACATTGCTAAAGAGGGGTATCATAAAGAATATGGTGCTAGACCACTTAAGAAAGCAATTCAGAAGTACGTTGAGGACCCTATAACTGATGAGGTTATGGATGGTAACCTAAAAGAAGGTGGTAATATCAAACTATCTTACACCGCCAAGAGTGGCATTAAGACAAAGGTTAGTAATCCTAAATAAATACTTTAAAACAAAAACCCGCTTTTAGCGGGTTTTTTAGTATTTATTAATGTGATAAAGAATTAAAAGTATATATTATGAAAAACGAAAGTAAATCTAAGGACATAAATAACCTACCAACCGATAAACCAGTTAAAGATAAAGAATCTAAAAACAATATAATCGGTGGCGGCCCTAACAAAAAGCCTATTCAAGATAAAGGTGAGGATGACCCTAAGGATAAAAATAAAGTCATAGGTGGTTTGGCCGATAATTTACCAGTTCAAGATATTGCTAAGAAACACCAAGTACCAGTAAACGTAATCAACGATGAAATTAAAGCTGGCGTTAAGGTAGAAATGGAACACACTTCAGATAAAAACGTTGCATACGAGATAGCAAAAGACCACATATTTGAAGACCCTAAGTACTATACCAAACTTAAAAAGATGGAAGAAGCTACAAATGAATCCACAAAGAAAGTCATTAAAAAGTTTCTTAGAGAAGATGTTGACCTAAAGGTGGTTGACGAAAATCCAGAATCTATAAACGTTTTAGTTAATTATAACGGTAGGAAAGCTGGTTTAATAGTAGTATCTCCGTCGCCTACTAAAAAGGATGTCATAGAAATCACAGGTATTAAATTTAAAAAGGAGTACGAGGAATTACACATAATATCTCAAGCGGTAAATGAACTATGGCCTTTATTTAAGGATGCTAACTCTATCCTTGTAGCCCCTAAGTCAGCAAGCATTGAATTCTGGAACAAACTAGGGTTCAGTAGAATATCACCAAACTACCTAATTTCAAACAGAGGTCACTAAAAACTTGTTTAATTAATTTATTTTCGATATATTTGTTTAAAATAATATATGGAAAGTTTAGCTGAGAAGATATACGTGGCCTTGATTAATAACCCAAATATAACTGACACAACAAGGATGCTAAAAAACCCTGATTCAAGAAAAGGGTTAGTAAACCTATCAAATACTTTAGCTAAAAGTTTCATAAATAACAAATAATATGGAGAATAAGAATGAAATTAAAAAAGATTTATATAAACGGAGCGTAAAACCCACCCATCGCTTTTACGTGGGTGGGATGTAAGCGACAAAGGTAATGATTAACCAATACTATCTGGTTCAGGAACTGACTCGGATATAAAACAAAAACGGAGTAAGGCGTTGCCATTAGGTGAGTCTATGACCTCCGAAGCCCATCCCATCGCCTCTGCCGTGGGTGGGTAGTTCACATAAACAAAAACCTAAAGCCAGACTTAGATTTATTAGGAAAGGTGTTGCATATTACTACGCCGACCTAAAAGAACAAACAGTTAATTTCGAGGTACCTGTAGATGATATGGGTGACGCTGATTTTAATGTAGAGGTGGAAGGTAAATTATTAATCAGATGGATTAGTGATTCATCAAAACAATAATATCGTGAAAGACGTTTTACTGTGGCTTGATGATTATCGAGACCCAAAAGATACTGAATTCTTAACTAAATTCTGTCCTGAGTTTGAAGCCCATAGAAAGGGTGTTATATGGGTCAAAAACTATAATGAGTTCAAGAATTGGATAGAAACTAATGGTTTACCAGATAAAATATCTTTTGACCATGATTTAGCTGATGAACACTACACACCTGTTGAAAGATACGGTGATTATAATAAATGGTCTTCCGAAATGAACTCCAAAGAGAAAACTGGAATGGACTGTGCAAAATACTTAGTAGATTATTGTTTAGATAATGACGTAACGTTACCAAAGTGGACCGTACATAGTGCAAATCCAGAAGGTGCCAAAAACATAACTAAGTATTTAATTAATTTTATGAGACAATAATATGGTACTATTTTTAAGAAATGATAATAATAAAACCTTATTTGAAGTTGAGGTATGGGCTAATAGCAATGATGAACGTGGTGATTTTGTTGAATTATCAGCAACCGTTCACATACTGAACTATTCTAACCACCTCCTTAATGAGGTTAAGAATAAAAAAGAGTTCATAAATACTTTTGAAATGTTAAGTGAATTAAGAGGTTGGTTGTGGGAAAGATATTTCATGGTTGACGATAATGATGGTTCAAAAATAGATGATGTAGTATCAAAGTTAAGGGTCGCACTAACTAAGGTGGCCAGTACGTATAATTTAAATTTAATAGACGATTAAATATGAGCAATGAAATAGAAAAAATACTTATTAAATTAAATAATAAGTTACAAGACTACAACGATTCAAAGTCAAGTAAAAAATTTGAGCTTATGTCTCATTTTACATATGTTACCAACTATTACTATGAGGTTATTATGTTTGGTGATGAAATTTTATG